AACAATAATAACGTCATCAGTTAAATCATAATCAAGTTTGTATGCAGAAAATGTTACGGTACCAGAATCGTCAAGGTATGCTTGATCGAGTGAAAAACTAGTAGATGCAGCAGTATGAGAAGCAATCCTATAAATATCAGCCCTCGAATCAACACGGAAAAACCTCCCTTCTAAAGAATAACTTGGCGCGACCGAAAAAGTGCCTGCCCATGAACCATTTGTTAACGTCGCTGTTCCTTCATATGTTGGCTTTAGTTCTAAAATAATTGGTTTTTTTGCTTGCGCCCAAACCCACGGTTCAGCAATATCTACTCCAAATTCAGACCCGCCAGATAAAAGACCTTTATAAACATTGTTTAATTTTCTTAAGGCAAGATCTTCATAATCTGAAGTGCCATCAGTCGTTTCGCCAGATAATTCTAGTATTTCATCAACAAGTTCTGCACTTGTTCTTTCAAAAGCCATTTATGCCCCTTTTTTAAGGGTTTATTTGATATACAGCTTTTATACTATTCGAAGTATCTGAATAAAGGAAGAAAGGGACAATTCCTTCACCGCCTTGTAGCAACAAAGGTCTTGATTCAAAACAAATCTCAGCCTCACCGCCAGGATATACGTTTTTTTGATAAGACAAAACGCCGCAGCATTTTACGCCAGCAATTACATAATTTGGAGTGCCAGAAGCCACAATTCTGATTGCATAATAACTAGATCCATCCAAACCCCAGTCTTGGGGGGAATTAAACAAAATTGCTTTTTTCCCAGTAGAAACAAGACTTGGAGTATTTTGAAGTGTTAGCGAAGCCCAACTTGATCCATTGTAATATTCATAAGTAAACGTAACACCGCTTGTATCAGCAGTTGTTAAATACAATGCGGCCATTCCAAATTTTTCTTTGCATTGAATTACATAGTTATTTCCTGATGCGCCAGCTGTTTGTTCGTTTGAATTAAACGCATGACCAAGACAAATGTCATTGGCCGCCGCAGATCCATTTTTTGCCTTTATTTCTTTTATTAAAAGCTGATAATTACTTGCTTCACTTATTGCTACGTCATAAGTCTGATTTGAGTATTGAACATAAGGCGCAACAATTAAATTCATGCTATTCATTCTATCCCCAAATCAGAAGTATAATTTACTTACCTTTTGTTAGCAAATTCCCAGCAGCATCATAAAAGTTACCGCTCCCTGGGGGTCTTTCAATTTTTCTAACTCCCTTTTCGATAACCATTCTGTACGGCTGATAAGTGACGACTTGACCTTTTTTATTTAGAACTTGCCCTCGATAATCAAAAGATTTTTCTTCTTTTCTTTGTTTCATAATTTCCTCTCTAGTTTTGTTTTTTTATTACCAACCAATAACGTCAACATACAATGTTGTTGCTGCGGGAGCATAGCTTGCCGCAGTTACTTCTGTTGCAACAGCCGCCGAACTATTCACAATACCGCCGCTGCCAGAAGTATTCGCAACACCAGCAATAGAAATATCAGACCCAGTATTTGCGCCAAGTAAGTTAGTCCCAGCATTTACCCGCGCCGATGCTCCATCGGCAACATCAGCGTTATTTAGAAATAACGTATGAGTATGAGATGCTGCTGCATTATAAAGTCTAATTTTATTGTTGGCGGCGTCGTACTTGTAAAGCACTCCGCTGCCAGCATTGTCTGAATATATTTTTAAACTTTTTATCACATTTGGACAACCAAGGCTTGCTTTGGTTAGCGGTATGCCGCCAGAAGGATAAGTCAACGCCCCATCGCCAAAAGCAACAGTAAAAGTAAAATTCCTAAAACAAGCATCATTAATATGCTTAGTTAACATTGTATATGTTACATCCCCAGCCGCTATATCAGCCATGATAAATCCTTTTTCCTAGTTTAAAGTGAGCAAGGCAAGGGGAAAACTAGAGAAACCCCAAGCCCTGCCACAAATTAAATATTAAGCCGACTCAATCATGTCAGAGTTGTTATCTGGAACCTCAACAACTTCTTCACACTCAAATGCATAAACTCCCTGACCTGTAGGTGATCCAACACCAACAGTCCAAGAAACTTCCATCGAGTCGCCAACATTAAACTTATATGGATCAAGATCAACATATACAGTTTTACCGATTGCTGTTCCATGTGGAACAACAATTGTCTCAACAACAGCTTCACCCGTTGCTGAAAGCGGCGTTGGTCTCTTAGTGAAAATAACAGTTGGGGCAGTTGTTGACCCGCCAGCTGCTTCGCTTGTAAGAGTAAACATTAGTCTTTTTACTCGACAAGATTTCACGCAAACAAGTTCGCCGTGATCAGCGGATGATGCTCCAATATCTACTTCTTTTAAAACTTCAGCTGCGTTTTGAGCCAATGTGATAATTGGAACAAAAAACGCTAAGTGATTTCCCGATTGTGGATATGCCATGTTTTTATATCTCCTTATAAATTAAATATTAAGCACTTGTTACATGAACCGCTCGGCATTCGCCAGGGTTGATATTGCTAGCCCCCCAAACTAAACCGAATTCCAAAATACCATACCAAGCAACACCTTTTTGACGACCATAATCTTGAGGAATTGCTACTCTTAATTCCGGATCTTGAGCAACAGCCATTGCACAAAAATCAGCACCGAAAATTACCGCTTCACCAAGAACTGATCCTGATCCCAAAGATCCAGAAAGAGCACTAGTGTTATTTACTTCGATAAATCGAATGTTTTCCATTCGACCAATCTCAGACTTAAACTTCATTTCAGGGTCCGTGTACTTATGCCAAGACTCCCAAGCCGGATCTGACATCAATCCGCGTTTTGCCTTAGTAGAAACTAAACCAATGTAATCGTCACCTTCGTATGCTGGGACAAGAAGCGTAGAAAACATATAGTCTCTAATTTGCTCAATGTGATAAACATTTAAATTCACAGAAGCAGTTGTTGAAGCTGTTCCATCAGTGTCAAATGTTAATGAAGATGCGCCAGAAGGAATTGCTTTAACATAGCCTGAAGTCATAACTTCAGCTGCTGCGTTATCAAGAGTAAGAGACATTTGATCTCTTAACTTTTTCTGAATCATATTCTCCATGTTGAACATACCAAGATCTTCAGACAAAGAAGAAAATGGAACCGATCTTCCCCACTCACTTACAGTGATAGAGGTTGTTGATAAAGTTAGTTCATCTTCAGGAATTCTGTTGTTTTCTAAAATTCTACCAGAAGTAGGAACATCAATATTTGCGACTCTTGTAATAGAGATTGATTCGCCCTTTTTCTTCCCATATCCAGGTTCGGGACGAACGAATTGCATAAACTTAGTTTCAGCAATTGCTGCGAATCTAAGTTTTGATGACATATCGTGGTTCTTATAGACCCCAGCAGGGGCGTCATAGACCCATGTTTGCATTTAAAAACTCCTTTAGTTAGTTTCCCAACTAAAGGAACATCTTTAGTCGGATTTTTACTTTGTTCTGTTTCTATGTTTGTTTAATTGACTAATAAAATCAAGAGGGGTCGGTGATTTTGCTTGACTTGTAGCTGTAGATGAGCCGGACGAACCTGTAGTAACAGCAGGGCCAGGCTGTAGTTCTTTTGTTGGAAGAGTTGTTTCTTTTGTGCTTCCAAGAAAAGATCTTGTTCTATCTGCTAAAATTTTTAAAGCCTTTGTCTCTGGTAGTTCACCAATTTCTTGCCAGTTTTTTTGCAAAATAAAATCAACAACTTCTTTTCTCTCAACTAAATCTTGATTGTCTGAATAAAACTTTTCCCAAGTTTTTCTTCTTGATTCTTCTTCGACTCGTTTTGTTTCAATTTTTTTCTCAGCGTCTTGGATTGCTTTTTGATAAACTTTTCTTAAGGCTTCTTTAGGATTTTCGTAGAAGCTATTCTCAACTTCTTCAAAAAAATCTGGGTCTTTTGGTTTTTCTTCTTTTGTTGATACTGATTCTCTTCCTTGCTCAAAAGCTTCTTTTTGCAAAAGAAGTCTTTCTTGTTCTTCGGCATAAGCAAAGGCTTCTTCTTCTGTTTCAAAAGTTTGAGACCCTATTTTTATTTTAGCTTTTTTCTTTGGATCTTCTTTTCTTTCTTCTTCTTTTTTTTCTTCTTTTTTAGGGGCAAATTCAGGATGAACATCGCCGTCTTTTAACTCTAAACCTTCAGCAACAGTTTCTTCTTTTTTCTCTGTAATCACTTCTGTTTTTGTCGCAGCTGTACCTCTAGCTGTTGCGCTAGATACTTCTTGAGCAAAATTCATCATTCCCCCTAGTTTGGATTATATATTTTCTCTGCTACTCTATTACCTTTTAATTGTTTTGATTTTAGGTCAATAGATAAATCTTTAAGAGCGGTTATGTAAGCAACATCAGCAACAAAGTCAGTAGACCCAGACTGAAATCTACCACAAGCCATGTCGATTCTGTTTTGAATCATTAGATCAATCATTGGAAAGATTAAATCTTCAGAGGCCGCAATCATGCGAGCCTCATTCATTATATTTACTAGTTTTTCATCTACATTCATTTTTTCTTAGCCATTTTCTTTTTGGTTTTTTTCTTAGCCATTTTATTATCTCCCTTCTATTGTCTCGGCGTAGCTCTTGACCTTGGAAACTGAGTTTGAGGCAACAAGGATTGGCTTTGCGCTTGCGCTGACAAATCCCCTTGGTTTGACATTGCCCCAGCTTGTTTTATTTGAGACTGAAGATCCGGCGCTTCTTGCGTAAGCGTCGGCTTGGTTCTTAAGTCCCCGCCGTTTTCTTTATCAGCTTCTATTTTGAATGGATTAATGTCAAGAGCCTTCATAATTTCATCTAACAACTTTGTAAAATCATATTTCTGAATAAACGCTTCAGTTAAGGTCTCGTTTTGCGAAACAGTTTGAAGCATTGCCGTTAATTTTGTGAAATCTTTTTGTTTGTTAAGGGTCGCAGAGATTCCAAAAGTTCTAAACCGACAAGACTGCACAGTTTCAGCAAATAATTCTTCTTTCCCCATTGCTAAAATCAAATTTACTTTCTTGTCCCCAAGAAGCGCCTTCATTTCATTAGAATCAAAGTCATTCATATTCTGAGCACAGACTTTCCATGCTTTTTGTAGAATTGGAGTGATAAAACCTGACTTTTCATCTCCCTCAATATTTTTTGCCATGCCTGTAAACATTGAAGTCATTGTTTGATTCGCTTCAACAACTTCGGTCGCCTTAACAGCCCGAAAACTTGCAACACCCATTCGTAAATCATTCGTCATGCTTGCTGCATGGTGTTCTTGGTTTAAAAGATTTAAAACATTCATTCCATCAGAAGGGACCGTTGCGGTGTCTACCCTTTCTAAAACCTGGCCACCAGGGGGGCAAGCATTGTTAACTAACAAAGTTGTCCCTGGTTCAATTCCTTCTTCCACTTGGCTTTCATCATCTAACCAATTTTTTCTTAGCTGCTTAATTCCATGAACTGACATCATGCCGCCATCAAGAACTAAGTTAAACATTTCATTATATGCTTTGTTAAGCATGGCCGGAGCATCCATCAATGCCTTACCCCAAGGAGAGTGAGGGACCGACAAAATAGAAAAAGTAACAAATGGGCTTTCACTATGCCAAAATGGATTAGGTGTTGGCTTTTGAATTACATATTGATCATTAGCAATTGTGCATACGACATTTTCATGAAGCAAGTTTCCTTCTTCATCTAAAATGTTTCCCCATATTTCTGATATTTTTATTTGTTTCCTATATCCAGAATTGTTAATTGAAACAAGGCCAGTCTCTCTTGCTTTATTTGAATCATTATCAACATCTGAATCACTTGAACCAGAAAGTTTTTTTACCTCATCAAGATCATATATAGCATTCTTCCCACTAGCCAAAGCAAGAAGCTCATAATAATCCATATAAAGATCTTGGATTTCATACAATCCCCTTCCTGTTGGATCTGGGTAGTAATCTTCTTGTCTAACCAATGATATTTCAAGCTGCCAGACCTTATCTTCTTTCTTGATAAGTTTTTTCTTGAATGATCCATTCTTTAACTCCGTTTCAGCGCGATAAATAGGTTTGTTAACATATTTACCGCTAACCTTTGCAATCATTAAAGAGCCAATAAGTCCAAGTTTTGATGCTTCGTTTATTCTAAGATTAAAACCAGCTTTTTGTAACTGCTTTTCTAAAATTAAATAAATATCTTTTGTTTTAATTCGAAGTCCATCTTCATTAACGCCAGGAAGCGTTTCAACTCGAAACCACTCTCCAATGTCAACAAGCCCTTGCTGAATAAAATTAGCAGCTTGTTCAACAGCCATTGCCATCTTTGGCAAAAATTCACGAGATTGACCTTTGTTTTTGTAAGACCAATCTTGTTTTAAATGATAACAATCAAAATTAATTTTATTTTGATTTATCCGATCTTTTCTTGCTGTATCTGCTTCTTCTTTATATTTTTTGAAACAATTTATAATCTGCGAATCATCCAAATAACTTGTCGCCATGCTTAGGACCCCTTGAAAAATATTTTGGCACTGGAATACTTCTAACCCTGCTTTGAGTAACGAATTGTATGCCCCATGATAAATATTGTGTAGCATCCATTATATGGCTGTAAAGATTCTTGATTGGTCGTAGCTTAGAGGGCTCAATATCAACAGATTTTTCGTCATATCGGTAGCCTCCCTCAAACCCCTTAATTAAAATAGGACACTCTTTTGCATAAACTTTAAATGCTGTTGTTCCAAGATGTAGTCTTGTAAGAAGCTGACTTATAGATATTTTTCTTTCTTCAAAAGAAACAGGACCTGGCATCATGTTGAAATATTTTGATGCTTTTTGAAAACAAGTTGATTCATCAGACTGTGATTTAAACGTCCCAGCCGGATCTCCAAAGGCCAACCACTGTTTTTTTAAGTCAGAATGATGAGGATATGTTTGTCGAATTTTAGGAATTACTTTTTCTTGCAAAAATCTTTCTGCACCAATATTAATGCCTGTTATCTCTTCAAATATAGTTAAAATACCATCTTCATATTGGCCGATGGAACAAGCTGGGGTCAGGCCCCAGTCAAACGCTATAAGCATAGGAAGTCCATAATCAGGGATTGGTTTTTCGCTTAAGATATGAAGTTTTGAAAACTCTGGATATACAGGCTGGCCACTAAAGGTGTCCCAATGAAGTTCATACTCTCTTAAATACTCCATGATTGGCATTGAATTTTTTATTGAGTTTTTATATTCAGGACTTCTTTTTTCTGGGTCAGCTGTATAGTGTAATTCAGTAACTAAGAATTTATTTTTCTTATTCTGCCAAACCCTAAATCCGTCCATAACTTTTTTATAATCTGGTGAGTAAGCATCAACATTTATATCACCAGGAATATCCATAGCATCAAAGCAAAGTTTTTTAAAAAATCCAGGGGCCGGAGATGAAACAAGGGTCATCTTTCCCCCCCCATCAAGCGTTGGAAAAGAAGCTGCATAAAACTTTTCAGCTTGCTCCCAAAATGCCGACTCATCACCAAAGATTCCACTAAAAGTATATTGTCGTAGCTGATCGGCTCCTTGTGGGAATCCTTGAATCTTAGAGTTTAATTCATAGAAATCTAAAACATTAAATTTGTCTTTATATTTAGGAATTAGGTCAGGATGAATTTTTGTTCTATCTAAATTATCAATAATAAACTTAGCTCTATTTACTAACTCATTTGCGTCATCTTCTTTTTTCGAAACAAAAGCAAAAAATCTACCTTTATGAAAAATAGCATCATGAACATATAAAGCAATAACAAGCCAACTCATTGTCATTCGTCTTGCTTTTGGCGCAGCAATTAATGGGTAGTTAACCCAAAACTTTGTAAATAACTTTAAGTACTCTCTGTCGGGAAAAGATCTAACTGGTTCATTTTTAGAAACCTGATCTAATGTTTTTACGCATTCAGTGATAAAAAACCAAGGGTCATCTCTATATTTTTTATATAATTCTAAATGATCTATCATTTTTCTTTTAGCTCAACTTGTTTTTCAATTGTATCTAAAATTCTATCCCAAGAACTAACTTCATCACTACAATTACCGTATCTTTTACATGAAGTAATAATATATGTTTTTATTTGTCGCCAAGAGCTTGCCGGAAGTAAAAGCATTGTCGGTCGCATTTCCCAGTAAGATTTTTTTTCAAATTTATCTTTGTCGTTTATTTCAAAACTTTCTCCGGAAATGACTTTTGTGCAATAAGCCCTAGACATTGTGATCTCAGTACAAATTGGAAAATTTGGAGGGCCGCTTGCGCAAGAGCTAAGAAGTAAGCCTAGTAAAAATACGAAATTTAGCGATAAGATTTTTTTCTGCATTTAGTTTTTCCTCTAGTGTTCCAGATTGTTGTGCTCTAAAGTTTTCCATTGCAGCTTTTTCAAATTCACTTTGCTGCTGACCTGTTCGCATATCTATGTATTGATAAAAAAGACCAAACTCAGTTTCTTTAATGGCAATACCTAAAATATATCCAACAAGTAATCCAACAATTGGATTTATAAGAGTCATCCCCATCCAAGGGAATTTAGTTATTAAAAACTGCATAACAGCTTGCTTGCCAATAGATAGGGCCGACTCTTTTATCTGATTTGCGTATTCTTCTTTGGTCATTAGATCTTGTTAATTTGATCCAAGATCGCTTTTTTTAACGGCTCTTTTAAAGCATTATACATCATATCGTCGAATGGATTTGATGTGTCTTTCACAACATCCTCAAGTGCCAAAAAGACAACTTCTTCTATCATCTCAGCTGCCATTGCTTTCCCGTGTTTTTTTACTACTTCTAGGGCTTTATCCTTAAATTCCATAACTACTCCTTTTTGGATTGTTTAAGTTTCAAAACTTCTTTTTCTAAGCATTCAAATCTACTCTCATGTTTTGTCTCTAATGTTTTCAAATGACTCGCCAAATCTTCGATTGAGTTACTCATGCGATTGATTTCATTCTTTAATCCGTCAAGGTGCTTTCTAACTTCAGGCTTCATCACTCTCCAAACGATAAAGAAAATTAAAAGTTCTTGGAAAAAGGTAACTGGATGGCCTGATTTAAATGCCTCTTGAATCAAAAGAACAAAATCCATTTAGCCCCCCATTAGTTTCCTTTTGGAACCATGTAAACCGACATTGAAGATCCAGACACGTCGTTTGTTAGTGCATTTGCTGGGGTCGTGTTCCAATTTATTGGAATATCGAAATAGTCACCCGCTGAAAAATAAAATGTCCCACTTAAGTTTAATGTCGAATACGTGCTGCCTGCATATGCAACGGTATAGTTTTTAAGTGCCGACGCCAAAACCGTTGTGCTGTTTTTTCTAATTGTTGGATAAGTAACAGTGTCAGCATTTACGTTTGCGACTTTTATCTCGAGCATTGCATTTATTGTGTACCAACCAGCAGAGATAAAGGTGTAACGACCGTTTGATGTATCATAGGCATTAAAAGAATCCTTTGTTACTGTTCCAAACTTTGTTACGTCGCCAGACGAAGAAATTGACGTTGGGGTTTGTTTCTCGGCAACAAAGGCAACAACCTCTTTATCAAAAGGAATTAATGAAACTTCAGTCGGCGAACTTGCCCACGTACCCGCAGTTGTTTGATTTGAGTAAACGCGCCCGATAAGCCTGCAAGCAACATTTGATCTTGCCGTTGTTGAATATAAAACTCTGTTCGAATCAGCTGCGCCCGCACCGCCTTCGGCAGTTGTTGAAACAACCGATCCCTCATCACAAGCAAAGGGGCTTCTAGAAACTGCTAGCTCTACGGTGCCAGCATTATCGATTGCATAAACATAATCATATGTGGCGACTCCACTTGCATGACCAAGGGTTGATCCGCTTGACACAACAACAGAAAGAGATCCGGTAACAGCCCTTTGACTATATCCGCCAGCTGTTGCAGTCGCGCTTCTAAATCCAAAAATACAGGGCGCAGAGCTAGAACAATTTGTTGATCCATCAGATTGCTTTAGAGCAACAGTCATTGCGTTTGATCCAACAGAGACCGATAATCCAACATTCCATAATTGATAACTTTGCGAATCGGTAACCCACGCAGGAAGTCCTGAAATAACAGATAACTGTTGATAGCTCGATCCAATACCAAGACGCGCAACAGTCCCGCTGTTATCGCTTGAATAAATAGTATCACCTGTTGATGTCATTGGGTTTGATAATGGAGTAACCCATGTCATCGGACTTGATCCCCCGCCAGCAGAAGTTAACATTTGCCCCGATGACCCCGCGCTCGTTGGTAAATTAAAATTATAAGTACCAGCCGCAGCTTGTGGCTGAATGGTTACGGTACCGGAAGTGTTTCCGGTAAGAGATAAAGTGCCAAGCACCGATCCCGCAGTCCCAAGAGTTGGCGTGTCTGACCATGCGCCAGTCCCGCCAGTAGTATTTGTCAGCACTCCATGAGCGTTATTACTCGGCCACCTAAATGCATGAAATGTCCCTCCGCTTGCAGCAAGAAGATCGAAAGATGCGTTTACTTCAGTATTTCCTACCCTAACGCCTCGAGATGCAGAAAAAATTCCCCCAGTAATATCTCCAAGTAATGCTCCGGCTAAGCTGTAAATCCCGCCGTTGATGCCATACAAAACAGTGCCCCCAGACGTTGCAACACCCGTTCTAATATTTCCGCTTGAATCATATTTTACAACTTTGTTCGCCGTAGCTGTGCTTGTTGCTTGAATATAAGACAAACCAGTACTTGCCGCGGAATCCGCCTGGATTAAATAATCATTCGTTCCAACATTTAAAACAGCAGGGGTACCTGATGCAGTCGCCGTAAGAATATCACCTTTTGCGGTAAGTGTAGATTTTGCGACTTTAGCATCAATCTGCGTTTGAATTGCTGAAGTAACACCTGAGACATAACCCAACTCAGTCGATGTCACGCTTGACGCCGACAAAACACCGGATCCATTATACTGAGCCGCCCTATTAGCTGTTGAAACAATCGATCCAGTAATGCTTGTCCAAGCTGTTGCCCCAGCCCCAGTTTTTATATAAACATTCCCAGTCAGATAATCCATCCCAATACTACCAAGCGGCGCCGACTGGCCCCCCCCTGATGTCGGATCACTATTAAGAGCCAACAACTTAGATCTACCAAATAAATCTAAATTATATTTTAACGCCTTAACATCAGACCCAGAAAAAATAACCGCGTCACCAAAAACACGAGAAGTAAAAACCGTAAACAACAAAAGCGTCAAAAATATAAGTCTCATACAAATCACCTTACCCGATTAAATTCATTACTAATTGGCCAACACTAACCGTCGTACTTGTCTCTAAACACCTAACACTAAGCCTTGTCCCAGCCGCTACCACAATCTCAATCGCACCATTAAACCCGCCAGGCGGAACATAAAACAAATCAACCTCACTCGCCGCAGCCCCTGTTGCAATTTTCATCGCATAACCGCCGCTATCAAATAAAGTAATTTTAGTACAAGCCGCCGCCGTCGATGCTATGAGCGTAACATAAGCCGAGTCACTCACAGAAGTAGATGAGTAATCATGACGCTTTTTATCAACAACACTAAGAGCTGTTGAAGCGGTACTCCCCCCACTTGTCGCAGTCTGAGTCACTCGCCGTAATAAATAAAAAGTATTCCCATTTGCGGGAAGCGTAGTTGTTGCAATAACAAAAGAGTTTGTTGAAACTGACACAACAGGGATTTCTAAATACTGTAAATTCCCATCCTCAGCCCTAAAAATATCCCCAACTCTTGCCGTAGTACTCGTGTCAGCAATCGTTACCTTGCCATCAGAAAGTGATGGCACCCCCATTGTCCTAATAGATCCAATTCGATAAAGTAATCTTTGATCATTAATCCCGCCAACTTGATTTGTTATCATACGCTAATCCTCATCCCCATTATACTCAGGAAGCGCGCTAGACTTTAAACTTTTGTATTTACGCATTTCCTTAACAGTACTATTTTTCTCATCTTTTCTTACAGTCTTAAATTCTTTTGCTCGGTGAATAGTTCCCATTGCGTCCGTCTTTTCAGGACTAACAACAGGCTTCTTATACTCAAATCTTTTTATCTCAACTTTTCTCGGTGTCGTAGCTCGTGATAATTCTTTTATAAAACTTGGTTTTTTTGACAAAGACAAACGCCTCCGCTATTTAGACCGATCACCGATAACTAATTTCTTATCCCCTAAAATACTATCAACAATAGTATCCATAGCATCTTTCATCGGAGCAAGGACCTTGCTTGCTGTAGCGACTTCGCTTGCAATATCAAGCACCTCATTCGCTTCCACATCAACAACCTTACTCTCACCTAAAACCTTGGCCCGATTCGTAGCTTCTTCAACTTCCCTAGACTGCGCATCTAATTTATTTATAAACTCAACAAGTAAATTACCTTTGTGCTCAACAACCTGATTCGCTTTTCCAACAACATGATCAATAACAAACTTACTCGCCTCTAAACGAATCGCACTTTTCTCATCTACATCATCCAAAATATCATCGATCACAGCATAAGCCTTATTCATCAAAGTCTTCATGTACTGCTTGGCATCGTTCTCAAACAATTGCTGCTGCTTATGAGCAACCTTTAGCTTGACTTCAGGCAATGCAGTAATCTTATAAACCCTATCAACAGTCATCCCAATCTCAGCCGCCACCATCGCGGGAGACCTACCTAGAGCCAACAAATTAATAACCTTCCTAACTCTAGGACTTAACTCATCAGACATTGGTAAATTCCAAAACGAATGAACCATATTAGGAGGCTTTGGAAAATTATACATCCGAAGTAACTTAACTTCTTCCCTCGAAGCATTCTCAGCTGTAAGTGTAAGGAAATCCTCAACACTCATCGCATTCTCACCAAGAACTTCTAAACGCTTTTTTAACCACTCAAAATCTTCTTCAGTCGGATTGCTCGGCCATTTATCCATATAAAATTCATTATGATTGGATGCGATGCGTTAAATCAAAAACTTAAATAGATGGGGGGGTGGGGGAGGTAAACGTATTCGTTACGATAGTTCATGGGGGTGGTGGGTGGGGAGGGGGTTCATTGCGTTCCGATTTTGTGATTGGTATTGGTTGTGCATTATTATCAATATTCGTTCCATATTAGTTTTGCCTATGGATAAAGGGAAAAGCAGACACCATAGCACGACCAAACCCAAACCCAAACCAATAAACCCAATTAAACCAAACACTTAATGGTGTGACAAATAACCAGAAATCACACTGCTAAACTATGTCTTGTCTATATATATAAAGAGAAGTTCAAAGAGCTCTTTTTTTCTCTATATATATAGACAAAAAACTTTTTAAAATTTGTTTGAGATCTTCCCACTCCTTTAGCTCACTACACTCACTCACTCACTCACTCACTTACTTACTTACTTACTTACTTACTTCCTTACTTCCTCACTCACTCACTTACTCACTTACTTACTCACTTACTTACTTACTCACTTACTTCATTCATTCGCTTT